CGCGCCTTCAGCGCCGCCTCGTCCGATGACGAGAACGGATCCTGATTCAGTTCCTTCATCCGGTTCGTCGTCGCGGTGGCGAACTGCGCGGTGTAGGGGTTGTCGAGCACCTTCGCTTGCGCGGCGCTGCCGCCCGCCGACTGCGCGAGCGCCGCGAGGCCCGCGTTGAAGCGCGGGTCGGGCTGCAGGTAGCTGCCGAGCGTGCTGGTGATGTCGCCGTAGTTGGGCGCGGCCTGATTCAACTGCGTCATCCGCTGGTTCCACGCGGTGTTGATCGGCTGCGAGGTCGGGTCATCGAAGAAGTTCCCGAACGGACTGGTGTCCGGTTGGGCGCTGGCGCTGCTCGTTGACGGCGCACCCCACCCCGCCATCGGCGACGGCGCGTTGTAGCTCGGAGGCGTGTAGCTCGGCGACGACCCGCCGTACTGCGCGGGCGGGCCTCCGGGGTTGTAGTAGGGCGAAGGGGACGCCATCGAAACCTCCTACGTGAGATACGGCGGGCGCTGCACCGCCGCGTTCATCGCGCTCTGCGCGGCGGGCGCGCTGTTCTGCAGCCACTGCTGGTACTGCGGATCCCGCTTCATGTAGCTCGGGAGCATCCCGGCCTGCTGCGACAGCAGCAACTTCCGCAGCGGCGACTCTTCCTGCATCTGCTCCTGCTGCTGCTGCAGGAGCGCCGTGAGCGCCTGATTCATGTCCATCGACCCGCCTCCACTCCCGCCCCGCGTCGCAGCATACAGCCCGGCGACCGCAGGCGCGACGACCGCGCCCGCCTTCATCACCTTCTTCGCCGCCGTCTGCGCCCCGGTCTTGGCGGCTTGCTTTGCCAACGTCTCCCCCACCGTGGTTGCCGTGCCCGCGCCCGCAGTGCCCGCCCCCGCCCCAAACGTGCCCGCTGGCACGCCGATGGTCGGGGCCGCGCCGAAGCCGGAGCCGAAGACGAGATCGCCCGTCGCCCCAAGGCCCGTGCTGCCGCCCGCCGACGCCGCCGAGGGCAGGATGACGCCTTCCGGGGTCATCGCCAGCCCGGTGCCTGCGCCGCCGAGGCCCGCTGCCGTGCCGCCCGCTGCGCCTGCCCCGCCCCACGCCCCGCCGCTGCCCATCGCCACGGGTGCCCAGCCCGCAGGCAGCGCCGCCGCGCCACCACCCGCTGCCGCGCTACCACCGCTCGCTGCTGCGCCGCCGGTCGCTGCAGCCCCACCATACGCGCCCGCCGCGAGCGCGCCGAGCGCGAGGCCACCCGCGCCGAGGCCGAGGGCCGCGCCGCCGTAGGCCGCTGCGTTGTTGAGGCCGGTGTCGAACTTCTCGGCGAACGTCGTGTTGACGATGTTGCCCTGCGAGTCGTACTTCTTCCCCGGCGGGAGCTTGCCCCGGATGATGTTCCAGATCGGGCCAGACGTAGCTTGCGTCGGCGCGCGTCGCGTGTCGGGCGCTTGCATCGCGGCGATGAACTTCGCCCGGCCTTCCGGCGTCCCGCCGGGCGAGCGGTCGTAGATCGCCCCCAGTTCCTCGGACGACTGCGGCGGGCGACGTTGCGTCGCCGGGTCGATCCACCCGACACCCGGTGTGATGTTTCGGTTCGGCCCATACGCGATGATTGGCGTGCTGCTCGATATGGGATGCGACTGGCCCGAGTGCGGGTCGAACGCCGTCGCCCCGCCGGGCTGGTCCACCCAGACAATCTGCCCTTGCGAGTTGTAGCCGTAGGCCATCAGACCTCCAGCGCGACCATGAAGGGCGCGTTCGCGACCGACGACGCGAGGTAGATCCGGTTGTTGTCGGCGGCACGCGTCACGCGCAGCGGCACGATCTGCGCGCCGACGATTCTCACCGGGAGCACTTGGATCATGTTGTAGGGCACCGCCGCCAGCCCATGCACCATCGAGAACTCCGTGTTCGCGACCGACGCCGTCACGCCGTCGAAATAGTACAACTGCAGGTTCTCGGCGCGGCTCGATGGATCCGGTCGCCCGAGCCGCAGGTTCGTGAGCACGTACTCAAACGCCAACTGCAGCGCCTTGCGCTGGTCGGCGGGGAACCCCGCGAGCACCTGATTCACGTAGCTGGTCTGCGCCATCGCCTTTCACTGGATCTGAAACGCGAATGACCCGTTGACGCGCGGTGCGACGGCGAGCGTCCAGTTCGTGTTCGTCAGGGGCGTGCAATAGAAGTCGATCCGCGCGACGCCTCCGGTGATGACCACGATGCCGACTGCGCCGGTCGCCAAACTGGAGGCTTGCGTCTGGATCCACGCCGGGAGCACCAGTTGCTGCGCCCCGGTCCCGCCGGGCGTAATGGCGGCGGGCAGGGCCACCCGCAGCGCCGACGAGGCCGTGCCCCCCAGCACCGCGCCAGTGATGTCCATCTGCACGAAGGCCGTCTTTCCTGCAATGGCGTAGCGAAACAAAGCGACGTTGCCCGCGATCACCGGCCATGTCATCGAGCCGCTGCCGGTGTAGTCCGCCGCGTTGAACGGCACGTTGGTCCAGTCGCCCAGCGCCGCCGCCCGTCCGCGCTCGCGGATGCTGCCGTCGCTTTGCACTTGGAACAGCACGTTAAAGCTGCGCGGGTTCGGCCCGACGGGCGCGTTGTAAAAAACGAGGCGACCGGTCTGGGGCTGGAGTTGTAACAGCGCGGAGAGCGACGCCACGTCATCAGCCGTCCACAGACCACCGGGGTAGTCCGCGTTACTGGTGAGGTTGACGTTGCCGTTCACGTCGCTATTCAGCCGGACCTTCGAGAGTGCGCCGCCGCCTTGGTTGTCGTCCAGCACGAGCGTCGGGTTCGTGCCCACGATGCGCTGCGGGTTCGGCAGCGTGCCGCCGACCAGCGACGCCTCGATGGCCGCGATCTCGTCCTGCACCGCGTTCATGTGCTGCGCGAAGACGGTCTGCCCGTCGCTGCGGGCCGGGAAGACGACGGGGGCGGCAGGATAGCTCGCCATCAGTTGAACCCTCGCATTTGCGGCTCAGGCCGCACGCCTATGGCGTAGGTGAACCACTTGAACAGCCCGATGCCGACGTAGGTCGCGCGCAGCGTGATCGCGTTGCCCTCGGCGGTCAGCGGCAGCATCGACGTGAAGTACTTCCGTTGCCGCCCCGAGTAGCTGGCGACACCATACACTCCCAGCCCGTAGAGCGAGACGCCCGCGCCGGTCACGTCAATCGGCAGCACCGTGATCGACTGGTCGTCCACCATCACCTCGATGCTGAACGTGCCCGAGGTCGGACGGTACTCGCCGAACATCTCGATGAAGCGCGCCCAGCGCCGCGCGGCAGGCAGCAGCGCCGGGCCTTCGTAGTAGCACGTCATGTCCGCGCCGTCTTCGCCCGCGCCGGGGATCGACTCTTCCGCCAGTTCGCCCGAGGCCAGCTTCCACGACCAGAGCCGCCCCGAGTCGCCTGCGCTCGCCTCGCGCCCGTCCCACGGGAGGTAGCCGCCGATGGTGCGCGTCGTGCTCGTCCACGCCGACGTGCCCTCTGCGGCCTTCGTGCGCGAGAGGTCGAGCACCCACTCGCCCGGCACCGAGATGTCGTAGAGGCGCGGCACCGCGATCCGCACCTCCTTGCGCTGCGGGTGATACACGAGGGCGATCCGCTGAATGTCCGTCGGCGCGACGTGGGTCATCATGTCCTGCCACGCCGTCCAGATGTCGTCCGAGAGCAGCGAGTCGCTTGCGCCGTCGAAGAGGTAGACGCCGCCGTCGCTGCCGTGCAGCACGCCCGCTTCGATCTGATACACCGCACGCGGCCCAAGCGCCCCGGCCACCGCGCCCGCGCTGGGGCGCACCTCAAAGTCGAGCGAGGTCTGCCCGATGATCAGGTAGACCCCAGTGTTGCCGAAGACGATGAGCGTGTCGCCGAGCGCGATGAGCGCGGTGATGCGGTCGCCGCGTTCAAACGGGATGTCGAGGTAGTAGAGGCCCGGCCACGCCTGCGGCAGGAAGATCTCGCTGAACCAGATGCGGTTCGTGATCGCCGCGTCGCGTGCCCACCAGCGGTTGCGCCAGACGACGCCGAAGCTGAACGCGCCGGGCACCGTGTTCTTCGTCGGCAGTTCGACGCCGTCGGGAAAGAACGTCGAGGGCGTCGTGATGTCGAACGTCGTCGTCGCGTTGGGCACGCCGGTCGTGCCGACCTTGCGGAGCACCGACTCGCCCGCCGTCACGTTGCGGCAGTAGACGTACTTCGTATCGACCTGCGGGTCGGCGCTCACCGCCATCGTCACGCGGATCGTCAGGTTGCCCGCCGTCGGCGAGATCGTCGCGACCGGCGAGCCGCTGCTCTCGTAGGTCAGGCCCGCGTCGGCGAACGTGTAGGCGACCTCGTAGCTGTTGCCCGCGACGAGCGTGCCGCCTGCGATCAGCGCGAGGCCCGGCGCGGCGGCAGGCGGCGCGATCCCCATGCGCGTCCACGTCGTCCCGTCCTCGCTCTTCTGGATCGACCCCTGCCCGTCGAACAGCGCGACGAGGTTGCGGTCGTAGACGAAGAAGTGCTCGTTGACGGTCGAGCGGCCCGAGAGCACCGCCGCGCCCCAGACGCCCACATCGCTCGGCTTGAAGACCTGCCCGTTGTAGCTGGCGAGCAGGAACGTGCCCGCGACCATGTAGATGCGCCGCCCGCCCTGCGGACGCAACGCCCCGAGGCTGGTCGTGCTGCGCGTCTGCCAGCCGGGGAACGGTTGCCACGCGCCGGGTTCTTGCAGCGAGACGTTGCGGAGGAAGCGGGCACGCTCCGGCTGGATCAACGTCGGCGAGTGCCGGAGATCGACACCCGCCGTCAGGTCGTTGATCGGGACAAGCTGATAGGGCTTCTCTCCGAGCGCAGTCGTTGCCATCGAGCCACCTTAGTACGGGCGACCCGAGTAGCCCGAGGGCGGGCCGTACGACCCGGCGGCGGCGACCGGCGCGTTGTTGTTGTACGTGCCCCCGCCCGGCGCGGCCTGCCCGGCGTGTGCCGCATACCAGTTCTGCTGCGCCTGCCAGTCCGTCCCGCCGTTGGGCAGGCGGAACGACGGCGGCGTCACGGGCTGCGGCCCCTGCGCCTGCGGCCCGGTGTAGACGTTGCCGTTTGGTCCCGCCGCGCCAATCGGCACGACGGTCGGCGCGGGCGGCGGTGGGGCTTGCGGCCCGACCTGCGCGATGGGCGAATTGAACCGCACGTCGCTGCTGCCCCGGTTGAAGTTCACGGGCGGCGCGACGGGCCGCGACACGGTGTGGTCGAGCAGCCCCCCGCCGGGGATGTTCGGGTTGATCGGCGGGATCTTCGACGCCAGCGCGGGCGGCAACTTCGGCACGCCCGGCAGCTTCGGCATCATGCCCGGCTTGCCGCCGCCGGGAATAAGCCCCTGCAGCCCTCCACCGCCGCTGGGGAGCTTTCCGCCGGGCAACCACGGCGCAGCCCCGCCCCCGCCCGGTCGCCCGCCACCGCCCCCTGCAGGGGCCATCGGCGGCTTCCCGCCGCCCCCGCTGACGGTCTGCGTGCCGCCCGAGTCGCCGAAGCCGCCGCCGCCGAAGCCGCCGCCGTAGCGCGTGGCGCGGCCCTGCCCGGTGCCCTCGCCCTGCTTGCCGGTGGACGCGCCCGACATCATCGCGTTCAGGAGCGCCTGCGTGCGCGGCACGCCCGCCGCCTGCCGCACGACGCCGCCCGTGCGCCCCGACAGCAGGTCGCTCGACACCGCGTTGCCGCCCGAGTACGCGGGCAACTGCAGGTTCATCGTCTGCAGCGCCTGCTGGACCGGCGTGCGCCGACGCCGCAGGTTGGGGTCGGCGCTCTGCGCGGCTTGATCCGCAGGCGAGAACGACTGGCCGAGGTCAGGCATCGGAAGCTCCTAGTAGTACGCGAACGAGGGATGGTTGCCGCCGCCGCGCCCCGCTGCGGACTGCGACTCGGTCTGCCACGTCTTGGCCTGCGTCTGCAACTGCGCCAGTTGCGCCTGCATCGCCTGAAACCTCGGATCCTTCGTCACGTCGAAGGTCGTCTGCGGCGCGGCCTGCTGTTGCGGCTGCGCGTAGCCCGCCGGGGGCTGCGGCGATGTCAGCATCTGCATCAACTGCGCGTAGGGATCCCCGCCCGCCCCTTGCGCGGGCGACTTCGCCTGCGGCGCACCGCCGCCCGCCTGCCCTGCGCCCCACCACCAGCCGCGCCCGCCCGCGCCTGCGCCCATCAGGATGTCGATGACGCCGACGCCGGGGATGCTGATGTCGCCGTTGCCGACCTGCTGCGTGCCGGGATACGCGGCTTGGATCCGCTGCACCGCCGCGCCCATCTGGTCGGTGCGGCCCGGCAGGTTGCTCAGGATGCGCCCGACGACGTACTTGGGATCCTGATTGTTCAGGTCGTTCCACTTCGCGTTGTCCCAGCCCGGCATCGCGTAGCGCGAGGCAGGCGCTTGCACGACCTGCGGCGACTGGTAGCCGTTGGTGTCGTGGTTCGGCGGCGGTGCGCCCATGCCGCCCGGCTGCTGCTTCTGCTGCGGCCCCGGCTGGCCCGGCTGCTGCCCCGGCTGCTGCTGCACGTATCCGCCGCCCGACACCCACTGCTGCGAGCGCCAGTCGTAGTACTGCTGCTCGCCCGTGCGGATATTTCGGCGTGAGACGGACCCCGCCAACCCCCCGCTCGTCACGTCCCAGTCGCCCTGCCGCTCGGTGTGAACCATGTCGCCGCCTCCCTGATTCTGGGGCAGCAGCGGGTAGCCGGTCTGCGGCGGTGCGTTGTTCGGGTTCTGATAGCCGCCCCACTCAGGGCCAGACTGCTGCCCTTGCTGCGGCTGCGAGTAGTAGTTCGTCATCGCCTGCTGGTCGGTCCCGCCGCCGGGCAGGCGGAACGACGGCGGCGCTTGCGCCTGCTGCTGCTGCGGGTAGTTGTAGCCCTGCTGCTGCGGCGCGTTGTAGGTCGGGTAGCCCGTCGGCGCACGGTAGCCCTGCACTTGCTGCCCTTGCTGCTGCTTCTGCTGCCCGTACGTCGGCGCGGGGGTGCCGTAGGCACCCGCCTGAGCACCGCCACTACTGCCGTAGCTGCCCGACGGGTTGCCCGCCGAACTGTTCGTCATGTAGGGCGACAGCAGCTTCGACTGGTTGTCCTGCCGCTGCTGGGTCTGGTAGTTCTGCGCCGCGTCGTAGTAGGGAGGCATCGGCCTACTTCTTCACCGCCGCCACGGCCACGGCCTTCTTCCCGTTGCCGTCCTTCGCCGTCGCGACGGGCGCGTCGGGCACCTCGACCGGCGCGTTCTTGATCACGCGCACGACCTCGGTGTTGTCGTGGACCGCGCAGTGTGCGCCCTCGGCGTCGTAGGTCGCGGCGTCCATGATGATCCGGCACCCGCACGCCATGATCGCTTCGCGCGTCTCGTAGGTGGCCTTGGGGTCAGCCTTCGGCTCAACCTTCGGCTCGGGCTTCGGGTCGGCCATCTTCGGCGCAGCGTGCTGTTCGGTCATCGCTTGATCTCCTCGACCAGTGGGCCGGTGACGCCCGGCGCTCCGTGGAACCTCGGCGGCGGCGCGGTCACGCGCGACACCACCCAGCAGTCGTGCTCGACGCAGTGCGGCTCGGCGCTGCCCGACTCGCTCACGTCGAGCGACTGCTGACACCCGCACTTGAACGTCAGCGTGATCTTGCTCATCGCCGTGGGTCGTCCTGCACCGTGATGCCGCCGCGTGCCCGGCTCACCTCGCCGAGGTAGTCGCGCTGCATCAGCACGCGCTTGTGCGCCCCCGGCGGGCGCGTGCTCTTCGCCGTCCAGTCTTCCACGTACGCGCCAAACTTCGTCACCTGATTCTTCTCGGCGTCGGGATCCTTTC